CTTTTATTAATATAATAGCACATTTTGACAAGAATAAATAGACTAAACGGAGTCTTTTTATGCCATTATCGCTTAATCCATTAGCCCAATTAGTTAACAATGTTTCTCAAAGTATTAGCGGAGCCGCTAACCAAGCAGGAGCCGGCTTAAACAACATGACCGCTTCTTTATCTAAAACAAATTTAGATTCTGTAACTTCTCGTCTTTCCGGCGGATTAGGCAGCGGATTAAATGGAGTTACAGCGGGTGTTGGTAATGCAATTGACCAAGGAATGGCAGGCGTTAAAGGATTAACAGGCTCAATTGGAGGCGCCGGCCTTCCAGCATTAGGCGGCATAACAGGACAAGCACAAAACTTAGTATCTAAAGTTGGTACGGGTGTTGGTGCTATTAGTAACGTTACTTCTGACATTGCTACCTCTCTTAATAAATTAGGCGGTGGAAATATTGCTGGCGGACTACTTGGTGTTGCAGGTGCTATTTCCAAAGCCGCTGGACAATTAAACAATATTCTAAGTCTTGCTAGAGGAATAAACTTACCGTCAAATGCAGAGTTATTTCAAACACGAGGCGCGGTAGTATCAATGACACCAGTGCCAGGAAATGATTGGCGTGTTAGAATCAACTGCAATTGGGAATTGTTTAACTCTCCTTTGTTTGACGCAACTCTTAAGGAAACCGGCGGACTCGCTTGGCCATACTTGCCAAACATCACGGTATCTTCAAAGGCAAACTACAGCCAATTAGATCCTGTGCATAATATATATCCATTCCAGGCCTATAAGAGTAGTGCTATTGAAGACATTCAAATTAGTGGAGAGTTTTCAGTTGAAACTGAAAAAGATGCTTACTACTGGATAGCTGCCACCACTTGGTTAAGAACCGTTACTAAAATGTTTTATGGTACAGGACCAAACGTTGGTAATCCGCCTATTATTTGTCAACTAACCGGCTATGGAAGTAATGTATTCAACACCGTTCCTGTAGTAATCAAAGCAACAAGTTTTGATTTTAAAGAAGATGTTCAATACATTAAATGTCAAACAGATACAATGTCGCAACCAACATGGGTACCGACACTAAGTACTATCTCGGTGACGGTATCGCCAATTTATAACAGAGCAAGACTACGTCAATTTAGTTTAGAAGATTTTGCTTCTGGCAATACAGCAAACACAACAGGATTCCTATAACATGGCAAAGTATAGACAAAGTTCACCTTATTTTCTTACTAAACAAAACAATTTGTATCTTGAATTGTTGTCTATCAGACCCATTCCTGCAGAGACTGATGATTTCAAATACAAAATAGAAAATCAATACAAACACAGACCGGATTTATTGTCCTATGATTTGTATGGAACACCAAAACTATGGTGGGTTTTTGTTCAAAGAAATATGGATGTTATTAAAGATCCAATATATGATTTTGAACCCGGAACAGAAATTTATCTTCCAAAAAAAAGCAATCTAGAAAGATTTTTAGGAATATAATATGGCTTTAGGATTACGAGACATTGGTCAAGTATTTGGTGCAGCATTAACTAAACCAGACGGTACAGGAATCGATCCAACTGCAACAGCATCAAACCTTGGACTTGGTTTTGCAAAAACTTCATCAGACATAAAGTTAAGTTTATTGCAGGGAAAAACACCTGCAGGAACTGATGCCAGAGCAACTATTAGTGCAGGTAGCAAAGAAAATATTAAACCTAAACAACGAGGGTTTGCTAATCAGTTAGAACAATTTGCATCATATAATGTTTTATGGACGTTGGCATGTTTAAAACCCGAGGAAGCAAATAATCCTTACCTATACAGAAATTCTGCATTCGTTGAAAAACAAGTTGTATTTTCGTCTGGCGGAAGATATGATCAGGAAAGAGCAGCAACAGCCTACGGAGCCCCTGAATACTTTATTCAAAACTTTTCTATGGATACCTTAATGACAGGTACTCCTGCTACAGGCTCTTCAAATGCTATTAACTTTACCTTTGAAATTATAGAACCTTACAGCATGGGATTGTTTTTACAGAGTCTTCAGGTTGCGGCTCTGGCAGCAGGATATCCAAGTTATCTTGAAGAAGCAGTATATTGTTTAAAAATGGAATTTGTAGGATTTGATCAAGATATGAAATCCTATGCTTCTATAAAACCAAAATTCTTTTTAATGTTGTTAAAGAAAACAACTTTTAATGTTACAGAATCTGGAAGCACTTATAAATTTGAAGCCATTGTTTATAATCAAGAAGGATTTTCTGAAACCTACACAGCATTAAAAACTGATATAGCAATCACAGGAAGTACCGTAAAAGAATTATTAGCAGGCAGAGAAAGAAGTTTAACAACGGTTCTTAATGAGCACGAACAAAAATCTGTTCCTGAATTAAAAACGTACCCAGACAAGTACGAAATACATTTTCCAGAAAATTCATTTGATCCAATCCCTGGAGTTGGACCAGACGATGCAGACAACAGAGCAGTAATAAACACATCAAATGAACGAGTAATTTCAAAAAGTGCATCTTATGCTAATCCAGAGGACGATCCGGCATTTTTTATTTCAAACGCTATAGGCAATGCAAGTTTTAATTTCCAGGCAGACTCAGGAGGAAACTATGTTGCCCCAAAAGCAGAAGATGCATATGACGAAAGCACAGGAAAAGTTAATAGAGATAAAGTTTCAATAAATGCAAAAGAAAGAACATTTAACTATGCTCAAAAACAATCAATATTAGAAGTTATTACACAAGCCATTGAAGAATCCGATTATGCAGCTAAGGCATTAAAAGAATCTAATATTGATCCAACTGGTATGATTAATTGGTTTAGAATTGATGTTCAAACACAGCTTTTGAATTGGGATCCTAAATTTAAAAAATATTCAAAACGTATTATTTTTAGAGTAATGCCATACAAAATTCATAATTCGGTTTTTACAAATCCTAATGCAGTCCCTTTAGGATATGACCAGTTAGAAGAACAAATAGTTAAACAATACAATTACATCTATACAGGTACAAATAATGATTTATTAAGATTTGATATACAAATTAATAATTCTTTTTATACCGCAGTTGCATCAAATAGAATTGAAGATGCAGGCCGCCTTGCAAATAAAGATTTACAAACATCAGGCGATCCGCAACAAAACAAAGCAGAAGTTGAAAAAGGATCGGGAGGAGTAACAGCAGCTAAGAGTCCTACAGGAAGTAGGCCGGTTGCACAGGATGTAAATGCTATTAAACTACCGTTTGGCGGTTCTGGAAATTTAACTGATGAACAAGTAGTTGCTAATAATTTTCACAAAGCATTCCTTGAAAGTTCTCAAGCTGAAATGGTAAAAATTTCAGCAGAAATTATTGGAGATCCTTACTGGATGGTAGATAGCGGCATGGGCGGATATTTTGCAGGCCCAGGAGCCACAGATCAAATTACCGAAGACGGGACAGCAAACTATGAAGCAGGTGATACATTCATCTATATGAGATTTAGAACACCGATTGAACCAATGGAAGAAAAAGGAACTTATTTGTTTGTTGGAGAATCAGATAGTCCCTTTAGCGGCATTTATAAAGTTATTAAATGTCAAAATAATTTTTCTGAAGGATTGTTTAAACAAACACTAGAGTGTATTAGAATGCCTCTACAACCTAACGATCTTGATGACAAAGTTGATCCAGATAAACAAAGTACTCTTATGTACAATACAGATAAAGTTAAACCAGAATCGTCATCTCCTGTTGACACTGATGATGCCGGTGATGAGGGTGAACCGTCAGATCCACCTACATATTTTGCTTGAGGTAATAAATGGCAGAGTCAGTTAGAAAACCGCAGAATCAAAAATCTAGTCAAGGCATAGGCAACGGCCCTTATCTTGCTAAGGTGGTAAGCCATCTTGATCCTTCTTTTATGTCGGGATTAGAAGTTACACTACTTAGAGATTCTGCAAACGAAATTGGTGACGAAAGCCAAACATATCCTGTAAAATACTTAACACCATTTTATGGAAGTACTGCCTACGAATTTATGGGCAAAAACACCGGCAATGCAGATGCCTATCACGATACACAAAAATCCTACGGCATGTGGTTTACCCCACCGGATATTGGCGTAACCGTAATGGTTATATTTGTAGATGGCAATCCTTCTGAAGGATATTTTATTGGTTGTGTTCCTAGCCGTTTTGCCAATAACATGATTCCAGCAATCGGCGGTACTGATGTGGTAGATATTTCGTCTACAGATAAATCTAAGTATTCAACTAGTATGCCGTTACCAGTTGCAGAAGTCAATAGAAAAGCCAACGATCTAACTAAAAGTACTGCGGTAGACAAGATTAAAAAACCAGTGCATCCTATGGCAGATAGATTTTTAGAACAAGGGTTAATTGAAGATGATGCACGAGGAGTAACTACATCTACCGTAAGACGAAATGTACCAAATATGGTTTTTGGTATTTTAACTCCAGGTCCATTAGATCAAAGAGACGGTGCTAAAAAATCAAATATTGGTAGAAAAGATTCTGCAACAATATCTCCGGTTCCGGTAGGCCGACTAGGAGGAACACAATTAGTATTTGACGACGGCGATGACAGATATTACCGAAAAACTTCTGCAGGTGAAGGAGGAGTTGAATATCTCGAAGGAAATAAGGGAGATAAAAATATTCCTTATAACGAATACTTTAGGGTACGTACAAGAACAGGCCATCAGTTGTTGATGCACAATTCCGAAGATTTGATTTATATTGGTAATGCTAGAGGAACAGCCTGGGTTGAATTAACCAGCAATGGAAAAATAGATATCTATGCTCAAGATAGCATTAGTATTCACTCTGAACAAGATTTAAACATTCGTGCTGATAGAGATATTAATTTAGAAGCAGGAAGAAACTTTAATGTTAGAAGTGTATTAGGAGCAGTTCATATTGATGCAACTACTAATTTAGAATTAGTTGTTGGAGCTAACGGATATCTAACAACAGCAGGAAGTATTCATTTAAATGCAACCGGCGATGCAAACATTACAGCAGCAGGAAACAGCAATATAAAAAGTGCTCACCACTTTGAAACTGCAAGTGCTATTGACATGAACGGTCCAGCTGCAACACCTGCTACAAAAGCATTGCCGTTAACTTTAAATGACAATTTAGTAACAGACGGAACACTTGATTGGGCTAAAACAAAATATATTAAACCTGATCCTGTTAAAAGTATTATGAAACGTATACCAATGCACGAACCGTGGCCTTTGCATGAAAATCAAGCGCCACAATTTGTTACTCCGGATAACACGGATAGGGATGCTTAATTATGGCAAAATTATATAATCAAAAAACGGTTGCAAGTAATATAGCATCTGTTGGAAATCAAAATATTACAGAATTTACCTATAAAGGTTTTTGTTCAGCAGAAACAAAAAAAGGATATAAACTCTATGACATCGATCTTGTTAAACAAGATCTAATTAATCATTTTTACATTCGTAAGGGCGAAAAGTTAGAAAACCCAGAATTTGGTACGGTCATTTGGGATTTATTATTTGAACAATTTACAGAAGAAGTAAAAAAATTAATTGCTAAAGACGTTGAAGAAATTATTAACTACGACCCTAGAATTGCTGTTA